CGTAGCACTTCCTGCTCCTCTTGATAGCCTCTGGGGGCAATTCGTGTCAAGTATGTTCCAAGCAGTTCTGCATCTCCGGGGTGCATTTGTCTCTCCTTATATCGTTGGGAAGGAGAGGTTATCAGAGGTCCGGAAGAGCCGGGATTGTTATCTCAATTCAGAGATCAAAACAAAGTTAACTGTTCGGGCGGCTTTGGTCTCTTAGGCGCTTTGGGGGCCTTAGGAGCACTTGCACCCGGACGATCTTTAAACTCTGGATCAAATCCCACATTTCCTCGCATCTGGGACCAAGTTACTTCTTGGGCCATGATTGCAGGCATATGGATTTCTCTACCGAATTGGTCAAACGACACGGGGCCCATAGCCCGAGCAGAACGGCGTGTGGCCTCGTTACCAAATGCGTGGCGAACACCCTCTGTGGTAACTGCCGTGGGTTCAAGACCTTCCAACTTCTCTAGGCCCATACCCTTCTTGGTAAGGCGAGATGTTTCCGCAGGCATTCCCATATCAGTGACAACACGCTTACCAACAGACATGGCACGCCCTTTACCACCCTTGCGGATCGTACCCATCTGCCCAGTGTCTACCGCCTGCATCCAAGTGTCTTCCGCAGTGTGGGCATCCGGGGAGAAGAACTCCGACCGCTGGTCGTCTTCCGATGGTGTGTGGAACAACATCATGCCTTGGTTGGGGTCACCGTGGGCTAGGTGGTGGGCAATATTCAAGTAATCCTGAGCGGCAACTGACCCCGGCGCAGGGGCCAAGGCTGTGGAGGTTGCGTACGAGAAGGTCTTCGGCGTACCAGCCGGGTTGAACCCCACTGCAATCGGGGACGACGCCCCTGAAGCCACATCTGGGTGCCTAATGATGTTGATAGATTCAGCCACGTTCTGCTTGTGGGGGCGTCCGGCCATAACCAAAGCCGCGTGGTCAGAACCGGTGACCGTACGCTCACGGGGGTGACCACTGCTTTGTGTAGCCGCTAGAGCCGCGGCACTGGCTATTTGATCGCTCGTCAAGTCTGACACTGAGTGAGTACCCAAGGGTATCCCTGTCGCTTCGGAAGCGCCAGTGTGATGCACCGTAATGCTGTGGTTACGGGAAAGCAGTTGATGAACACCTGCAATACCAGCACGTTCATCCTCGGGCTTCTTACCTGCGGACATCTTTCCACCAATTGTGGCGGCTAGGTCCGGGGCCATTTCTCCGCCAGTAGCCTCGGTTTGCAGGCCACGGTGTTGAATATACCAACCAGCACCATAAAGATTTTCACGTTGACCAGTTACCGATGACCGGGAACGAGCATCCGCGATTGACTGTTGGATGAGGTTTATCCGTGACTGTGTGGCCTGTTGCATGGTGATCGGGCGATCAACCACTTCGGGGCTTTCGTTAATTGTCCGCATAGCAGTCAATGAACGCTCGGCTTTTGCCCTACCCTGCTCGTTCATACCACCGGTCGCTACGCGGTCTTCCAATGCCGCGATTGCACTGGGCATACCACTCTTAACATTGCCGAGTTTGGCAATTGCCGCCGCGGAACTCTCTTGAGCCTCAGACGGCAGGTCGCCCCAGACCAAGGGGCGGGTGATTCCTGCTTCGCTTGAAGTGGGCTTTGGAGTGTCTTTACGCTTAGCCATCAGTATGCCTTTTTTCGTTGCTTGGGGGGTTGGCTTGGGTTTTTGCCTGCCTGTTGGCGCTTATACGCGCTGAGGCCCTTACGCCGAATACTGGCGCCGCTGGACTTATTAGGAGTTACAGGCATGTGCACGCCACCGTATTTGTAACCCTCCAAGTCCAGTTTTTCGGGCTTGAAGTTCTGCATGGGGTCAAGAACAAACTCACCCATGCCTTCCAACTTCCGGGGCTCCAGCAACGCCCGCTTGCCCCCGAGGGGGCTGGGCACAAATGGGCTCGGGACGGAGGTATTACTGATGTACGAACGTGATGTCTGACCACCCAAGCCGCTCCGCACACGGGCGAAGCGGCTCGCCATCTCCGTATAGGACGATAGTTGCGGGGACTCCCCGATGGCGCTGATGGGTTTCGGGTAAGTCACCGAGAAGTTCTCGGTGCCGTACATATCAGTCGTAGACGACAGTCGGGTTCGGGCGGTTCATGTGACCACCCGTGTTGTACGAGTACTCAAACTGCGGCATCATGTCGCCAGCCATGGAACCCTGAACGAACTCACCGAGCACGGTCGGGGCCTCAATCCACGAAGCCGAGCCAACGTGGGCACGCTCACGCATGGTCTCCTCAGCGTACTTGTAGAACATTTCCGGGTTGTTGTGGTTCATCCGCATGGGCGAGGGGGCGGTGTCCTCGTAAGCGCCAACGCCGAAGTCGTAAGGAACGTCGGTGTCGGTCGCAACGCCTTCCTCAAAACGAAGCGGTCCACGGTTGCCCGGGATGCTCGGAGCGAAAGAGCGTTCAAACATGGGAGTGCCCTTCTCAGGGAACATGGGAACGGGTGCAACTGTCATGTAGGGTTTCCTCCTAATAAGGGTCCTTGTGGTCTCTATCGTACCATATTTCATGTGTAGAAGGGAGAGTTAAAAGATTCAACCATCGGCATTACGTCTAACACGGTCATAGAGCACGCAATAGCCAAGGAATCGGGGAAGTCGTCAAACGCCCCCTTCTCGTCCGGAGCCGCCGCCAGCAGGTACGGTCCTCGGTAGACCTTTTCCAAGTCGCACATCTGCTGGTTGAACTTCTTCCAAGAGCGGGTCCTCCGGGCCTTAGAATGACCCGGAATAATCAGTTGCTCACGCTGGATAAGTTCCATGAGATGGACCCAGCGCTCGTTCTGAGCCTTGGCGTCCGACGAGACAGCCACCACCTCAATCTCGGGGAGGAGCAACTGGAGGCGCTCCGTGACGGCTCCTCCGACGCCCTGTGAGTCCACCCCGATGCGGTAGACATCAAAGTTACGGATGAAGTCAATAATCTCAAAGTACTGCTGTTCCCACTCAACATTGTTGATCTCCAGCCAGTCCAAAACGCGGTGCTCAAAGAAGCCAAACCCGTCCGGGTGATCCCAGTCCACCCATACCGCCGTGGCGACCGTGGAGTCGTTTGTACGGGCTACGTCTATGCCCATAACGATGGGGCTACGCCACCACTTCTTAATCAGGGTCATGGACGGGTCATAGAGGCGCTCCATGCGCTCCTCGGTGACAAACATGCCCTTCTCCAGAATCCACTTATTGCAGTAGGACATCTGGAACTCGTCTGAGTCCTCACCGATGCGGGTCTTTTCCTTGGCGATGAACTTGGCGTAGTTTTCGTTGTACTTAGCCGCTGTGCGCCAGTCATACTCAAAGTGTGCTTGGCGGTGCCCACGGCGAGCGTTTGTGTCACGCCGTTTGTTAAATTGAATCATTTTGTAGAAGTATGACTTATTACGAGTAGCAGTACCCGTCAGAACAATGGACCCGTTATTGAAGGCCAACATTGGCTTGATGGACTTTGAAATCATGAACTCGTCGGCTTCCTGCGCCTCGTCAATCATGACAAAGTGGTAAGTCTTTGATTCAATCTTGGCCTTAGGGTTACAAGTCTGCATTCGGCAGAGCGACCCAGACTTTTTGAGGCTGATGATCCGGCCCTTACCGCGGGCTCCACCCGAGGATGCCTTGTCGTCAATCTCCGGGTCCAACAAGAAGTCCATGGCGTGCTCGCTGGTCAACTTGCTGACAATACGCCCAAATACCGTGTCAGCCTGATCTTCCACAGGGGCAAACACACCACACCAGAAGCCCTTCTCAAACTTACCGAGCCATGTTGGGTAAACCTTAGAGAGACGGGGGAGGATGACCATCATGGAGGCCATCACATTAGAAAGAACCTCGGACTTACCCGACTGGCGTGTGGCCACCAGCGTCAGTTCTTCACCATCACCCAGCACGATTGACTCAATAATTCGGTAGGCAATGGGCACCTGATAGGGGAACAGGGTGACATTACAGAACTCTTCCGTAAACACGATTAGTTTCATAACCAATTGGTCAACGAATTCTGCTGATGTTTCGTCAAGTTCGTCCTGCGGGTAATCCCCAATGTCCTCGGATACCTCAGGTTCTTCAACATCTGATAGATCAGTCATAAGAGTAAGTATAAATGAAAATGCCCCCTCACGGGGGCATTTCCTAATCTATCCATTTTATTAATATGTGAGGCACTGAGTTTTTAAGGTACGGTTAACTTCGGCGTCCGCCGTACCGTCTCAGCATTACGACAAGCGACTTCGCTTATCCACCTCGTTTAACAACGTGTGAAGCGTCTCGGTTGCCCTGAGTACTTCCGTGTGGGCATGGCCGTGGTACTTCCAGTTGTCAAACGCAACGCAGAGGTACACTAGGGACTGCTCTCCCCATGAAGCAAGTTCCGCATTGCTCATCTTCTCAATGCGAGCAACCTTGGGTAGGTCCTTTTCCTTCTTGCGCCTCAATCCCATGATCGGATGTCCTCTGCCTTGTGCTCAAGGAACCGCCCCTTGAGAGCGTGGAGCAATCCGTCATTGTCAGAGAACTCGGCGGGGCGAACACAGAACCCAATCTGAAAAACATGGCGGGGCAATCTGATCTGGATGCCTTTACCAATGCGCCATGGGTACGAGGTTTGGCGCATGAAACCAAGACCGATCAGTGGGGTGTTTGCGGGCACCAGATCACGAGTGATCCAGTAAATGGGCCCCACGGCCTGCACAGTGTTCATGGTGTCTTTGAAGATCGCAAAACCCAACAGGGACGCGATAATCAGTGCTGGGATCGCCATCGCGTCCCAATTAACGACACCAATACCAAGCCAGACGACTGACGCCAGCCACGCTGACATCACCAAAAATGACTTCATGTTGTGATCCTTCTTTTAGACGGGCCAAGAAGCCTTAGTGTAGCCAAAAGGTTCAAGGATGCGACGGACTCCCTGACCCTTTGAAGTGAACTCCCGATAACTACGGTACACATGAAGGGGCATGGGACCGTACTTGTACACCCCGCTGGTAACTCCAGCGCGGTTGCGGAACATAACGTAGGTGTAGCCGAGGATGTTGTAATCCGCCCCCAGTTGGGAGCGGTCAAGGCGGGTGCTACTTACTTCCTTAAATTGCTGGCCGAGAGTCTCCATGCCCTCTTCCATGCTTTCTTCATAGGTCTTACCCCCAGAAGTCTGCATGTTCTCAGTCAACTCGTCTCTGGCAAGCGTCGGAACAAACACATGCGCTACGACACAAGTGCTGAGACCGGGCCCTTGGTAGTACTGGTCGGTGGGCGAAACCCAGTAGACCTCAAAGTCAGCGCCACTCGGAATCAGGGCGTTTGCCCCCCGCGGGTAGAACCGCGACGGGGGGAGACGACTACCGGTGGCGGGGTCAACCTTACCCTGCGATCTCTGATCCGTGGTCCCCAGTTCCTGCATGCGGGACCGCAGGTCACCGATAGCAGGACCTAGCCCACGCTTCTTGCTAGCCATGGTTCAACGAACCCCATTCTTCAACAGGTAACCAAGCGCCACAAAACAGAGCGACAGGGTAAGGGCGAGGATCATCCGAACATTGCCTTCCAAGTGGTGGGGCCCACCACGCCGTCATACACGAGACCCTTGGACTTCTGCCAGTTGCGGACCAGTTCGTGAGTCTTGGGGCCAAAATCCCCATCGGGCTTGGCCCCCACAATGGCCTGAACCAACTTGACCGAGTCGCCCTTGGAACCCTGCTTGACGGGGGTGCCGGGGTACTCAAACTTCAGCACGGGTGCCGATGCGGCAGGAGCCGGTGCGGGAGCCGATTTGGGCGCAGGAGCGCCTCCGAGACTGGCGAACGCCTGCTCGTAGTACGCCGGATTGTCAGCGTGGGTAGGAGCAATCTCAACGTGCCACCAGTCGCCACCGGGCGTACCAATGGTGGGCTTGTCATACACCTTCCACGCGGCGCGGTCACAGCGCCAGCCACGGCCGTGGGGCATCAGGGCGTAGTCGTGGATTTCTTCAATCAAGAACAGTTCGGCGTTGGCGATCCAGAAGTCAACAACGGCAAGGGCGGCATTGTAATCACCAAAACCCTTGTTCTTATTCTTACGCCAACTCAGGTCAGCCGCACGACCGGTACCGTGCACGGACGGCTTGCCGGACCCACGGGCAGGGCGGACGTTCCATGTTCCGTTGTTCCACACGCCGTTGTTGAAATGCTTAATGGTCAGTTCAACGAACTTCTCCAGACCAGCACGCTTACCCTTGGCGTCCCCATCCCATCCTGTGTACTTACGGCCCATATATCCTCCTAAAGACTTGGTTGCCTATAGGTTAGCAGACCGGGTTGTGGCGCGGGGTTAGTACTTAATGATGTAATTAAGTACAATATACGGCTGGAGGTTATTGTGCGCTCCACCGCCACCCGTGTTCTGGTTGGTGGCCGTAGTGTTCTGGTTCGTGGCCGTAGTGTTCTGGTTAGTAGCCGTCGTATTTTGATTAGTTGCGGTGGTGTTTTGGTTAGTAGCAGTCTGATCAGCGCTGTTACCGAAGACTGTGTGAAAGTGTGACCCAGCACCGGTTGTGGCACTTGTTGTGTGCGAAGTTGCAGGCCCTGTTGCCGCGGCAGGAGTGTCGGTGGACCTAAGGACACTTCCTACGTTTGTGCGTGAATAATCGTGGTCGTGCCCACCCTTGGAATCTGTGTCTATGTAAATAAGGTGGTTATGTGCGTTCTGCGTGTGCGTGTGCTGGTCTTGTGTGTGGGTGTGTTGGTTCTGGGTGTGCGTGTGAGCGTCTTGCGTGTGCGTGTGTGCGTTCTGAGTGTGCGTGTGCGACGGCATCTCGGCCGAGGTAAGAACATGCGTGCTGGCACCGCCAGTGTTGCCTAATGCGTTAAACACCAGTTGGCTGGAGTCAAGGCCGACAACAACCTTTCCCTTGAGGTTAGGGAGAAAATAGTTATCCCCAATGTGGGTGCCGTACTTGTCACCAACGATATCCGCGAGTTTTGAGTGAACAACGCCGTCAAAAGCGCCACCGTCGCATAGGAAGTAGCCAACTGGGATGCTGTTTTCATCCCCAGCGTACGGCAAGATTGCTCCCGGTGGGTTAAGGGCAAAGTTTTTAGCGTGTTGGATGCTCCACGGCTCATGATCAGTGTCAACCCAAAAGAGGTTTGAGAACTGATCGTCGTCAGAAGCGACAGCAATAGTTGTTCCGGTGGAAGGTACCTTCCATGTGTACATGCCAACTGTTGGGTTGTAGTAACTTTGCCTACCAATATACGAAATAGGTAGATCGTTTTCCTCCCCAAACAAGTTGGGTATAGAAACAATTATCTCACCGGTAAGAAACTCTGACGACTTAACAAAGGCTCTGTATACACGACCACCTGACTCAAACATACTTACACTTCCGCCGTAGGTGGTGCTGGGAACACAATCGGGTTGTCCGCGTCAAGGCCAGACATGAAGTCACGCAGGGCCTGACGGTATGTAGCCCACGCCTGACGGTCAACCGGAGCGTCAGCCAACTGTGTCCAATCGGAGGACGCAAGGAGCCCGTTACGAAAATAGCGAGCCATGTCTAGACGGGGTGCGTCAGGGAATGGTGCTACCCACTCCTCAAAAACAACGTCAAACGGATTAGGCGGGATCAAATCACTCATTGGTGTCTTTCACGGCCTTAATCCCTGTCAAGGTGGCCTCAAGCATGGCGATACGGACAGCCTGCTGGGCGATCATGTTTGACAGGCTTTCAACAACCTTGTTGATGTCAATCTGGTTGTCAGTGTTGGTGGTCTTCGTGGCCATGGTTTTCCTCCTCTGACCATTCAAATATGTCCTCAGGATCAAAATGGTCGTGAATGTGTTCTGGTTGTTCTGGTTGTGGGGCAGACTCTTGTTTGTTTAAGAAAAAAGTGTTGATGATCCACTTATCGTCAGACAAAGGAGTTCGCCCTTCGTGCGGGTGCGTCCACAGCGATGGGAACAGCACAATGCGACCTTGGACAGCCTCTACGCTTGCTTTATGTAGAGGGAAGGCCGTCTCTCCACCGTGCTCCACGGTATTCAAGTAGATAATCCCTGAAGCAACACGACTTCCGGAGTTTGTTCCGGGGAAACTGTCTACATGCTCACGGTAAAAGCCGTGGTACTTACGGTACTTCTGTACTTGAAAACCAGTGTCCTCAATGTTGGACCAGTCCCACAATGCCCGAAACTCGTTCTTGTACAAAGCAATAGCACCAAAAAGTGCGTCTACAAAAGCCTGCTCTATGAGAGCAAATGGTTCCGTAAAAGCAACGCCTTTTTCGGTGAATCCCAATTGTGAGAAGGCCGCGTCTTCACTACTTTTTGTTTGTGGGTTCAGTCCCCCCATAGTCTGCCCGGGGTATGAGATACCCGGCCACAGCGAGGCAAGACCAGAGATGAAATCCTTACAGATAGTGGGGTCAATCAAGCCGTCACATACCATGATCATGGCTTCCTTACCCGCGGGGTAGGTTGTCTTCATGTCACGAATCATAGCCCCCGATGGCGCGTGTTTGTGAGATTTTGGTGTGTAGCCACTCACTAAATTCGTCAGTCAACGGCGGGATGGTGGACGGGTCAGTGCGTTCTTGAGCGTTGGGAACACCCGCCAAAAAACGACTGACCTTCTCTCCCGGTACCTCAGTTAGAATCCACTCTTTTATTGCTTCAGGTATATCTAACACCTGAACCATACCGTGGCTAACCTCAGCGATACGCTCCCTATTGCCCAACTCTGTATAGGCAAAATCCCACTCCAACAACAGGCGAAACACTTCTTGAAGAGTTCGGGCAGAGTCAGTGTGTTGCTCTTGGATTGTCCGCACTTCATCTAGTGGGTCAAGCATTTCAAAATACATAATGTGGCCGTACGGTACTGCTTCAATTACAGGAAAAATGGCTGTTATTTTTCCAAAAGTAATGTAGTGGTGACCTGTAAGTGGGTACGGGGGCTCGGACTTACCGCAGGAGCAGACGTCACCAAGCCACGAGTGAAAGCCCTGAGGGCCTTTTCGTGATGTTGCGTCGCACCTAATCGTTTCTCCGTCAACAGATTGAATCGTGTTGATGGGCAAATGTTGGGCTATGCCAAAGGTACCAATGTCATCGGTAGCACCAATGATCTTCTCCCAAAAACCAATGCCACCCGGCTCCTTTGGCTCATCACTTAGTTTCATCACGACACCCTAATAATGAACACGATGTCCACCGCGTCAGATGTGTGGGTATGCGACGCCGTGGAGGAGTTGATGGACGAAGCGTTACCAGCAGTAAACGAAGAGTTGACGTTACCTGCGGTAAATGAGGAGTTCACATTACCGGCTGTAAACGATGAGTTCACATTACCGGCGCTAAACGTAGAGTTTACGGTCGTGGTGGAGTTACCGTCTGCCACAGCATTTGCACCGGTTCGTCCCCCAGCGTTGCTCAGGTAGTGGACATGGTATGCATTTGCGTTACCATCGCTAGCAACCTGAAAACCCGTTCCAACGGTCAAGTTAAAGTTATGCGTGTGTCCTGAGTTTGCGCCACCAGTGTTGTTGTTTGCTCCGCTGTTTGGTTTGAAATAACCGTGTGAGTGGTCTACGTTCTGCCCACCAGTAGTTACGTTGCCATTCCAGAAGTGGTAATGAAGTGTTGATTCGTTAGTAGTTGAACCACTTAGTGGATGGTTGTGCGAAGAGGCGTTACCGGCAGTAAAAGACGAGTTAACCCCGCCAGCGGTAAACGAGGAATTGACTCCACCAGCGGTAAACGAAGAGTTAACCCCACCGGCAGTAAACGATGAGTTTACGCTGTGCGTGTGCGTATCCACGGATGACGCTGATCCTGTGGAGACTGTCGTTGGGACAGTGGGGGTACCACTTGTTATACCTTTAGGTACTCGTGACCCAAACGAGGGCAATCTAAAGTGCGATGTACCAGCCCCGCCTGAACCGTTAGTCAACGATCCATACCGCGTTCCAATTACTGCGTATAGGTCACCAAAACTAGCGATGGCTAATTCAGAGCCATTACAAATAGCCCACCCTGTGGGGGCTGTTGAACCGGCGTACATTTGTACCGATCCAATAGGGGAAAACCCAGAATAGGCGGCGTCTACTGAGATCGTCGCAGTAGAGCCTTCTCCCGGAGTGTGGGAGACGCTAATGCCCGTTCCAGCGGATGCACCTGACATGTAGTTGCCAGTAGTATCGGTGCCAAGATCAATCGCGTCGGCCACCCACAACGATCCGTTGTACTTTAAGAACTCTCCAGAGTTGGGCGACGGCAAACTGACGTTGTGCAACTCGTCAAGTTCGTAGCCATTTTGAGTAGCAACATAAATAATGCCATTATTCGTTGCGCGTACCACGACACCGATAAACACCAAATGGTCTGGCGCTGTTGGTTTGGTGGTAGTAAAAGCACCATTTTCACCAAGCCACAGGACATCACCAGCGGTGTATCCAACTGACAAGTCAATACCGTCTACATACCCGCGGGTGACAATAGGCCCTTCGTTGCTAGTCGTGATGTCAGCACCAGCAACGCCAATGGTTTTAGACGACGTTGTGTCATTACTATTGTCGGCTCGTTTAACGGTGGCGTGGTCCCCAGTTGCGCCAAATAAGTACACGCAGGTACCTGTGGTGATCGTGGTGGACTCAGCGTTCCGCACATACGAAACGAGGGGAATGTGGCTATTTACCCACGATGTTCCGTTGTATGAAAGACCTTGAAACTCTTCTGGGGAAGTAACAACTACATCCGACAGGTCATCCAACGCAAGCGATCCCGACCCCGGGGCGGCAGGAGCGAACTTTGTACCGTTGTACGAAAGGACGTTACCGGTGGATGCACCGGTTGTGTCAATTTCAACCCCCTTGACAAAGAGGGACTTTAGAAAGTTAGCCATGTCTGCCTTTTAGGTTGTTAGCCGATTACAACTACCTTGTACTGATTACTCGTCGGGGCGGTAGCAAAAGACAGTGTAACGGTATTTGTCGTCGCGTGCGTGACATCTGCAAAAACAACTTCACCGCTAGACGCGGTATACAGACTAACAATGACATCGGTAGTACCAAGGTTATGGGTAATCGTAATCGTGCTATCCGCACCGTTGCCCACGTTGGCCGTGTATTTGGTGGTGGCTCCCAAATTGGCGCGGGCACCAGCGGCGGTGCTGGCACCCGTACCACCGTAACCGACACCGACAACCGTACCCTGCCAAACACCCGTACCAATGGTGCCGACTGAGGTCAGGCTGGACGAAGTAACGCCAGAACCAAGGGTAGAGCCCGAGAGAACCTGAGTACCGTTGATGTAGTACGCCTTGCCATTTGCAAGGTCCATGTGCTCAGACGAGGTCCATGCGTCCGTGCCGTCAACCCAATTAAAGGTTTTGGCGGTCGCACCACTCAGAGTAATACCGCCACCGTCAGCACCCGAATCCAAGGTGTTACCCTCAGCCAGCACGATGTTCTTATCGTCAACCGTAATGGTCGTGGAGTTAATAGTGGTGGTAGTTCCGTTAACCGTCAAGTTACCGGCGATGACCACCGTACCCGAGGCGTTACCAACATTGATCGTGGTGGCGTCTCCACCAAAGTTAATCGTGGTAGCCGTGGTGTTGAGCAGGGAGAACGTGGTGCTACCGGTCGTCAAACTCGTGGTGATCGCAGGAGAGGTGCCGAACACAAGCGCTCCGCTACCCGTCTCGTCGGAGATAACTCCAGCGAGTTGCGATGACGAGGTAGCGGCAAACTGACCAAGGTTACCCGTGGTCAAAGCAACATTAGTAACTGCTCCAACGCTGGCATTGACACTCGTTACACCGGTGCTTGAGGTCAAGTAAACACTCGTGTCAAGTTCCCAAGTGTTGGCGGCAGTCTTCTTGAGAAGTCCCGAGGTACCCGTCAGGGCCGCAATGGCCGCTAGGTCACCGTCATACGGTTGCCAAGTGCCCGAGCCACCAGCGCTAATCTCCACCCAACTTGTGCCATTGTGATACTTAAGCGCCATGACGCTGGCCGAGGTATCAAAGTAGATACCACCAGCCTTGGAACTGGGGGACGGCGTGGTGCCGAGGTTGTGGATGACAATGTTGCGAATCTCATTGCCACTCAGATCAATGTTGTTTAGAAACTTAGACATGGAACCTCACGATAAGTAGGCTTTACCACCAAAAGAGGATGTAAAGGATATTGAGAGCGAATTGACTGATGTATATGTTACATCACCAATAACCACATTTTCACCGCTGTCTACCACCGTGACGGCAGGGTAGAACCCCAAATTGTGAGTTACAGACCAAGTTGTTGCTGACGTATTCTGGTTGTGGATATACGAACCACCCGTGGGCAGTACGAAATTGATGACCTGAGCAGGGGCGGTACCGGTAATACTGACCGAAGCGGCCCCCGCGGTGACGGTTCCAACGGTTAGTACGTTGGCAGGACCGGCCACGCCGGGGTCATGGACTTCTAGGGTGCGATCAGCAGGCTCGTCAACGACCGAGTTAGTCTTAGTCCGGGTAACGGTAACAAACTTACCTGCCGGTTTGCTGATCTCTACGCTACTCATGCCGGGGGCGACGCCACCGCGGCAGTAACAATGACCGTTCCAGCCGCCAAGTTATCCCAATCCCCAGCCGTGTCCTGAACAAACAGGTCAAATGCGTAACTACCAGCGGCGATGGTGTTCTTATCTGAAACGTGCATCTCAAGAGTGGCGCCAGTAGCGGGGGCCAAGTAACCACGGCGGTTACCTGTCAAACCAGTAATGGTCGCCTCATTCGGCACCGTGGCGTACCAACGCAAGTCCAATACCGTGGCTCCGGTGGAATCCACGGCCTGCAAGTAAGCGTTTTGGATGGTAATAACATCCCCACCGGAATCTCGCCAAGTGAACGTGCGGCGGAAATCCACATGCTGTTTGAACCGTATTTCCATGGTCTGCGAGTCCTCCGAGGGGGTGATGTTGTCCGATGCTTCTACAGAGATAATTCCGCGGACCACGGGCTGTGTGATCGTGGCAGTCTGCCCGGGGTACACGATTGACCGCGTACAAGTAGCAATAACATCAAACTCCAAATCGCCAGTCGGGAGAGTGCTAGTTTCCTCGTCCGTCAGGGAGATCAGGATTTCACCCTTGTTAGTTATGGTAATACCGAACTCTGTCCGGCCTGTGGCGCTAGTTTTTACAGCCCCGCGAGCCTCGGTGACCTTAATAAGGCGACGGGTACGGCGGTCTTTTACGACAACCATACGCTCCCAAGGGAGCCCTTTAGTGAGTGTATATGACGCCCGCGAAACCATAACTGCAATAATACCTCATTCTTCGTTGTCAGGAGTAAAAACACCTGCAAGATGGAATAATAGTGCGGCTACAGAGATAATAATTCCAGTTCGCTTAACGTCACCGCTCAGGGTGATCAAGACCAGACCGGTACCGGCCAGCGTCCACGCCAGTGCGGCGGATTCTTTCCAGAGTTTCTTCATTCGTCAGTTCCTTACTCGGGTGGTTGGGGTGGGCATTGCAAATACGACCGCTGTTGCCGCGACTATTACACGCCGTGCGCCAACCGAGACAGATGACCCGGTAGGTACATAACTATCAAATTGTCCACCAAAGATATTTATTTGGTCTTCAAACTCTTCCTTGACCGCCTCGGGGGCGTCACTAAGGGCCTCAGCGATGGCTTCCGCCTGATCGTCGGTTAGGTCTGCCTCAGCAATAAGGCCAATCAGTTCTTCGGCCTGAGACTCATCCAATTCCACCAAGACGTCTTCGCTGAAGAGTTCTTCAATAACTTCTACGTTTAGTTCTTCTACATTAATTGTATCAATAAGTTCGGATATTTCTTCCGTACTTAGTTCATCAATGGAAGAAACTAACTCGTTGACTGACTCCGCTGAATCAGTGGGGTCTTCAGGGACAACAGGCTCCTCAGGGGGCGTCGTAGACGAACTGGTTGACTCCGGTATGGAGGTGCTCGTAGACGTTGAGGCGACCGTTGTGGTAGTGGAGGTAGTGGAGACCGGGGGCGGCGCTACCACAGTTGGGACAGTAGTCGTGCTCGGTGGTTCGGTAGAAGGCGGTACAGTGACCACACTGGTGGTCCCAACCGTTGATGTCGTCGGGATAACAGATGTAACAGTCGGGGCCGCAGTGGTTGTCGTAGTTGTCGTCTCCACCACCGTGGAGGTAGTTGTTGAGGTAGTTGATGTAGTTGTCAAGACTGTCGGTGGGGCCGTGACAGGTACAGTCGTTTCGGGGACAGTAGTAGAAGTTGTCGTCGTCGTAGTCGTGGATGTTGTAGTTTCCGGCCATGTCGTTGTCGTCTCAGGGGTATTAGTTGGGGCGGTGTTTAACTCAAGTGTATATGACGTACCGTACCAAGCGTCAGGATTACCACAGCAAACACCTGTGCGAAGCCTGTACGATCCCGGCTGAACAGGTACTTCAAGCCATGAGTCAAGCCCAAAGTAATCGTCATTCTGGGCAAGGAGTACGCCATCGCTGTTGTACAGCCACAGCATGGAATCAATACCGTACTGCTGGGCGTAGGTGCGAACCTTAAAATCTGAAGGTTCCGTGTAGGTAAACCAGAGATCATTTGCTCCGGTAACCGTGTAGGTTTCGGCCTCGGCTTTTGCGGTACTAACCGGAAAAATGGCAATGACTAGGAGTAGCCACTGGAGTGCTCGTGTTATGCGCCAATATACGGCGCGAGTCACTTCTTCTTTGCTGTGGCTTGCTCTGCGACCTTGGCAAGTTCCTTCGTCGCCTTATCAAAGAACGAAGCAATGTTGGGGTTACCCACCAAGGTGGAGGCCCAAGCCATGACCGCCGAGATGGCGGGGATAAGCACTACGGCAAGTTCGGGGTTATTACGAAAACCATAAGCGACGAGGCCAAGGATTGCTCCCTTGCCAGTCTGGTCCATAATCTGCGTCTTCATTTCTTTTCCTCCAAGTGGCGGTTAAGTCGCTCTTCCACGCGGTCATGGTCCTTACGCAGGTACTTTATGTCTGCCTGAACCTCAACTATCGTGCTGTGCGTGTCAGTAAGGCTATCAGACAACTGATCTAACTTCTGCTGTACTACCGCGTGATCTTTGGCATTTTGGCGGCTGAATCGCGTGATGATAGCGACGATGATTGCCCCTACCGCGGTAACAGCGGCGGCTTGAACGCCCTCAGCAACAGTAATGGCCCACATGTCACTTAACCACCGTCAATGTCACTGAGAACGATCCCGGGCCAGTCGGATAGGTGCTAATCACGGTGGCGCTTCTCCATCCCTCTGCCTTTGCTCTACGCAGAGCAATAGTTCTTGCATCACCTATGTACGGTGTGTTGATGTCGTAGGTGATGATCATGCAAGAACCTCAGTACCGGGTACGGGAATTGAACCCGTCTACGAGTGTATATAAGACACCTTGCGTCAACCAGACGCATCACCCGGTACCAACAGTATACGGCCCGGGTGATGCGTGGTCAAAGGCGCAAGGTCAGCGGCTGTAGTCCTCGTCGTCGTACGGATCGTTGACGTAATCCTCGTTGTCCATGCGACCGGCGTCGTCAACAAACGAGAAACCGTGCATGTCCTCGGGATCAATGTAACCCTCACGGCCAGTGTCCAAAGCCACGGCGCGATTACCGCGACCCTGACGGGCTCGTGAGCGCATAGCCTCTACCACATGCATGTGGGGATCAGCGATTGGGCGACCTCTGTGATCGTGTGCCATTTTAAAACCTCCATAGATCGGATGGTTTTTATTTTACACGATTTTTGGGTACTACATATCCAGAGGCATTACGACGATGGGTGTCTGTTCTCCCACCCATGCATTAAGGATGTTGAAATCCACATATTCCATGGCTTCATCCAGCGAAAGCCCATCGCGCTCCACGAGGGTGCTAACGATGGCTTCCCACGAGTACACCGCGAGTGTGGGGGTGTTGATCCGGTTGGTTAGGCCGATAATGGCTTCATCAAAGCCGTCAATCAAAAGCACATCTTCGTCCGCAATAGAGGCGATGTGCTCTCTAATGTCAGAGTTATGGACTTCGTTAAACATTTGTGCTCCAATTCTTATGTTACTTTTAATTCAATTTGTGTTCTTTTTGTGCTTGTTTGGACACTCTCAAAAGTGCCGTTCTATTTTACCCTAGTCCGACTTCTCAACCTTGTCAAACACGGCGTTGATCTCGTTCACATCCAACTTACCATCGTCAATGTACGCACGCGCCAACCCCTCAATGACCGTGGAGATACCGCCGATACCGGCCATCAAACAGGCTTTCCACAAGGGTACCCCGGCGATGGCTCCTGCGCCAACCACGCCAAGAGCGGAGGCGGCGAATACGGCGACAATTCGCATGCTAATTGCTTTGAGATTTGTAATATCGTTCATAATCTGCAATTATACTATGAGCATGCATACTGAGGCTTGGGACTTTTTAACGACTAAATCCAAAGAACTACACCCCACCAGCATCTTGGACATTGGGGGCCGAAATATCAATGGCAGTCCTCGTGACCTTTGGCCTGATGTTTCTTATACGGCGCTGGATCACATCGGGGGCGATGGCGTGGATATTGTTGCGGACGCAACTACTTGGAACCCTGAGCGGGTATGGGATATGGGGCTCTGTACTGAGATGTTTGAACACATATCCCCTGCTAATTACCGCAAAGTGTTGCGTGTACTGGGTAAGGCGGTCAAGTACCAAGGGGTGCTCCTGATTACCTGCGCCACCGATCCCCGATATCCACACTCTGCTTATGGAACCCCGGGAATGCCCGCTGATGAGTTCTACGGCAATGTAGACCCATCAGACCTAGCACTTGCCCTAACAGAGACAAACTGGGAATGCCGTGACCTGATCATTGACCGAAACCACGGTGACCTCTATGTAGAGGCTGTTAACCTAAATCAGAACGATTGAGGAACGGTACCGATACCTACGGGCCATAGGTCGTACTGCTTGTAGAACGGGTCACCGTGGATTTTCCCCACCCATGCTTCAGCGCGATGGCGGTAATCGTTTTCACAGATACCAAGCATGGCGATGTGCTTACCGGTAGCCCACCAAAAGTTACCTCCCCAAAAGGGGTTGGGGTTATCAAAGTTATTTGGATAGTAATGACACCCAGCCGTGGTGTATCCCTCGTCTAGCACCTGCACGGCCCTCTCCCATTCAACGATGTTTACTCGGGTCATGCCATTACGCCAGACCTCGTTAACCGGAGCAAAGTTAGCCGCGCCCTTGGTATGTGCGTAGACGTAGTACGCATCTTGATCCTGTACCGCCATACGGAAGAGCGGGTCAAGCGTTACCTGTTCCCAGCCCCCGGGAGCAGTAGCGGCGACGTTGTAGTTAATGTTGTGTAGGGCGAGGTATTCTTGCGCCATAACAATATTTGTAGGATTACCAACAAAGCCAATATTTAGCGAGGCTAGGTTCTCGTAAAGACCGTAGTGGGTTAGCGCCCGAATGTGATCTGGCACGCATATTTGCCAATTACCATCGGCGTACAGATGGTAGAAATGATGTATACGAGTGCCCGACATAAGTACTGGTCAGAGTTCAAGAGAAAGTTGGTCTGGGTGTACCGTACTGGGCTTACGCGGGGGGCGGGACTCTTTGAGAACGCTCTTTAGCGCCGCACGACCCGCGGATATTGTGCTCTTGGGGATATCGTCTGGGTAAGCATTATCTAGTGTTGACTCACTGATCACATAATCATCATCAAAGTCCAAGTCGTTGCTCACCTTAGGTGCAACTTCTGAGCGAGAAACTATGCCGCGGTCAGCCATATGCCTCAACATACCCATGCTGTGCACGGATAGGTCGTCGGATGGTTTTATCGGTATACCACGAGCGTCAGCATGGTGCTTGGCAATTCCGAGCAAGTTCATGGAGTGTATGCGCCCGATACGGCTACCCGCTAGATAAGTCACTTCGTAGTGCTCAGGTACCGCAGGCTCATGTTTAAATAAAACCTGCTGTCGGTCTTTTGGAAGGCCCCTGTTTAGCCGTGTTAATTGATCGTTAATACGAGAAGTGCGCTCTTCAGGAGTAGCACCGGCTGGGGAGTCAAATATCTCCATCTGCCTGTTGGGGCGGGCGGGTCTATGTTCCATTTGAAGTTGCGAATGTATTTGGACTGCTGGGGTCGGGGTAACCGAGTCTTTTGGTATGGCTGGCTCAACGACTGCCATATCCACTTGCCCCGGCTGTCCCTTACGGTCATAAATGATCTTTCTTAAATAACGCATTACAACTCCTTTGGATCAATTGCGGATACCCCATGACGACCAAAAACCACAGCCGAGGCAAACACCTGCGATCTTGGGGAGAAGCCTTTGGGAATGACGAGGCCCGGGGCTGGATCAGCGAGGCTGGACTTACCACGAACTGTTTTTCGCAATCGCACATCACCGGGTTCTGTGGGGACCTCAAATACGGTTTTATCGCCTACTGAGACTTTGCCGAGGCGGATACGCAGTGGTTGCTCTTCCCCAGAAGGCGTGT